CCGAGATCTACACAGAGTAGATCGTCGGCAGCGTCAGATGTGTATAAGAGACAGCCTTTCGGATCTTGCGGGGATCGATATAACGTAGTTCTTTAATGCCTGCTCTGATATCTTCACGATCGACAACAGCATGATAGTATAGCCTGCCATCTACGTACCACTTTTTGAAAATGTCATAACCACTTTGTTCAAAATCCATCAGTGTCAGGATTCGATCAAATTCTTCTTGAATCTTTTTCTTGATACCGGCGCTAGCTTTGATATCATCTAGGTTTATTGATACCGGCTCTTCTTCAGATGTAACAATTGAATCGTTTACGATATCATCAATAGCTGATTCGCACTCTGGATACATTGCCATTTTACGGTAACGTGTTACTAGCTCACTTTCGGTCTTTACTGTACCTTCGAGGTCCAGCATTTGACCATAACCACCACCTGCGGCTAAAGAGATAGCACCATCATCGGTCTCTGTAGAGACGAATGACGGTGTATCTTCTTTTTCTTCTTGTGCTCGACGAATTTCAAAGCCGAATAGCTGTGCCACGGTTTAGCTCCTTTTTTTACATTATAACTATTTATCGTCTAAAAAGGCAAGCTAAAAAGACGACTCAATAGAGCTTAGTTGCCACCGGCGTTGCCGGTTGTGCCTGCGCTTACTTCCCAATAATCATACTGGAATTCTACTTCAAAGTTCTGAATTTGGTCAACAGCTTCCCAATCCAATGTGATTGGAGCAATTAGTGTTGGGAAAATACCAACAAACTTATATTGGCGAATCATGTCACCTTGTTTGTTGTATTGATTAACTAATGCGTCTGATTTGTAGTCGGTAGGACTAGTTGAACCAGTTGTTCTGAGGTTTCCTTGAAAAGAATTGATAGCATTTGTCCATGTTTCCATTGCATTCCTGATTAGAAAGTCCTCATCATTCATAATGGTGACACTCCATGGTGCAAATGTTCTATCCCCAGCTATCTTAACCTGACGGCCAAAGTAGGGAATCAAAACTGTTCCCAATGTAGCTTCCGGAATCTGTGAAGTTCTTACCATAAATGGGGTCTTCAAATCACCAGTTGCATCAATTGGGTTGAGAATTTGAACTTGGAACAGACTAGGACGGGCACCACCAAACTCTAGTTGAGCTTTAATATCGTTGACGTTAAATGCCATTTTGTGAGTCTCCTGTAGTCTCGTTTATTTATTAGAACTGTCCAACAACCTCTGAGAATTCAACACCACTTCTTACAGCTACAAAATTAAGCTGAATGAAGTTGATTGAACGTGCTGGTTTAACATAAATGTCACCAACAAACTCATTACGGTCGATTACTTCGCCAGTATTGTTTGTTTCGTCACAAACCACTCTAAAGTCAAAGATACCTCTACGGCCTTGTACGTCTCTAAGGAATGGTTCAACTAGATTTCTAAACTGAGCTCTTGTAAACTCATCATTGAATTCGAACAATGAAAACTTAGCTGCAGTTGAGATAGCTTTTTCAAGAACAATGAACAATCTACGAACATTAATTCTATCAAAAGCAGATGGTTGTCCTAGCAATGTTTTATCACCAAACAAAACTGTTCCTTGACCAGAGAAGGTAACCACTGGGTTAATATCTCTTTTATACAAGAAGTCTCTTTGTGCTTTGTTAGGATTCAATGCTAGTTTAGTAATATTCTTGATTCCACCACGGTTAAAACCAGCTGGTGAGAACCAAGCATCTCTTTGATTGTCTGTTCTTACACATGTACCAGCTACATCACCATTTAGTGGGACATATCTGTATACATCATTGTATTTGTCGTACTGGTATTTGTATCCAGAGTCTAAGACGGCATATGATGTTGATGTCAAAGAGTTTCTAAAGGTTTCTATATCGGTTGTAGCTGTTTCATTATCAACCACATCTGCTCTTTGTGGTGAAATGAATACGAGAGCATCCTTTCTCACATCTGCAATATTATCGATGATATAGTTAGGAACACCTTCACCGTTAGTACCACCTCTTGAGGCACCAGCCATGATTAATGATACATCAACTTCATCAGGATTAGAAAACAGATTATATCCTCTAGCTGTACCGATCAAGTCATTATCATTGACAATTGTCAGATCAGTAGCAATACCTGTCTTAGGTCCACCATCTTCACCGCCGGCTAGTGAATCAACTACCGGTAGATCGACGCCGCCAAAACTTAAATCTTTTAGATTATTGCCGAACGTACCATTAATATGACCGCCGCCCCATCTAATATATTGTGATGTTTGATTAATAACATCAGCATAATAGTTCGAGCTACCATCTTCTTTGGTTGCATTTTTACCTTTAGATACGCCTTCATATACTTCTAGTACAGTATTCTTAGTACCTGTCCACTCGCCATCTTCATCTACAACAACAACATGCATTTGGTCAGAAGTTGCTCCTGCAGCAGTACCTTGTGGTGATGTTCCTGGAGCTTTCGAAACGACGTTGAAGTACTGCCAATTTCTTGTTGCAGCGGCCCCTGACTGTGTTTCACCCTTATAAGTAGCAGAAACAACTGCTGATGTTGAGTTGGTAATTGCAGATACCCCACCAATTAGTGTTGTACCTACTAGTAATGTATCACCAACCTGTAGCTCTGTATCAAATGAAGTTGTAGTACCTGTTACTACAGTGGATCCATTTGAAATAGCAATTGTACCTGTCAATGCTTCACTGAATGCGTTTGCATTTAAACATGCAGAAACTTTGAGTGAATTGCCTAGTGCACCTGGGAATCTACCAATCCAGTAATTATTTGACTGTGCTGATGAAACATAATTTTCTTGATAATCATCAGTATTTTTAACAATAACATCAGAAGCAGGATCAACAGCTGCATTTCTAGCAGCTAACTGCGATGCATTATTTGATGTCATTACTGTTCTTACTACATAAAGCTGATTTCCATATGATAAGAAATTAGCTGCTGTAAAAAATGTCTCATAATTTGTATTAGCTGGTTTGCTGAATCTTTTAACTAGCTGATTTTCGTCAGTAATTAGAACTCTTTCGTCTGCTGGGCCCCACAAAAATGGACCAGCTATAGCGCCAATGGTTGTTGAAACCCCTGGTACAACCGTTGTAAGATCTATCTCACTGACATTTACGCCTGGGCTAACTTGAAATGCCATTTTCTTTCTCCTATTAAGTGCTTGCAAGCATTATTTTCTTGTCTATTTATAGATTTACAGAACTGGGGTGCCCCAATCATCAACATCATCATGCCCATCATCTATAAATCCTAGTGGTAACATTTGGTCTTCAATAGCTTGCTCATTCATCTGATTTATATAGTTTCTAAAGTCACTGTTTGTTAGCTCTTTAAAGTAATCCTGATTGACACACCATGCTAAAAGAACTAAGCCCATTACCAAATCATCATTAGCTCCTTGCTCAGCTTCATATGATTCATTAACTTGCACGAATTGACTGAGTTCTGATATTGTATCTACATCAACGAGTATTAATTTGTCTGATTCAACCAAGTCCTTTAGATTAGAACATCCAATTCTTTTCACTTGTTTAGTGGTTCTTACACCCTTACCAGCTCCACCTTTGTTTCCAAAACCTGCAGATAATACTTGACCTGCTCTACCCTTATTTGTAGTCCAGAATACATTTTCATATTCTAATTCATCATGTAGAATGTCAACCACTTGACCACCAATATCATTTATCTCTACAAGACAAAAAGCATTGTTATAGTTTTGCGCAACCCTATGAACCACTGTCGGATATACCATAGGAGATATATTATTGTTCCTATAAGCGCCGACTTGTCTATATGGGTACTCAGTCACATCTATCACCTGGAACGCACTATAATCGCCCTGTACGCCCCTAGAAGTGTCGACTATAACAACATACGTCCTATCCTCCTGAGGCATCTCCCACAGTTTTAGACTTTCTTGGATGTGGATCGGTTGTATTGGTGCTAACATCCTTAGTTTAGCTGGACTGATTAAAGTATTCTGTGAACCAACAAACTCGCATTCAAACTCAACTCTAAATTGATCTTCAGATGTGTTAGAAATCATATCCAAACGCCACTGCTGATCCCTGCCAGGAATATCTGACCAATGAACATCAATACGTTTATACTGATTTCTACCTTGCTCTGATTCAACCCATAGTTTATAAAAAAGATTTAAACCATTGGGTGTTGATGTAATCAAAACTTTTGATGTATTACCAGATGAAATTGTTGGAAACACAGATGCAAAGAAAGACTCTTGGAGATTGAATGGAACAAATGCAAACTCATCTAAATAAATTAAGTTAAATGAACCACCACGAACGGCACTTGATGATGTAGCAGATGCCATAATCTTTGAGCCATTTTCCAGTTCAATATTACCTTTGTTCCATTCAACTACACCCATCTGTAACCACTTTGGCAAATGTTCATATGCAAGTTGGATTCTAGATAAGATTTCTCTCGATTGGGATAGCTTATGAGCAAGAATCGCTACGCTATAATTCTCATTAAAAATAACATGCCATAAAATCATCGCAGCAACTGTTGTTGTCTTACCCGACTGTCTTGGCATCTTACAAATTGTAAATCTTTCCTTATGTACTGATTGAACAATTTCTTCTTGAAATCCATATAATCTAAATGGTACTAGACCATCATCGATGTTTACAATTTTTACATAGGTTTTGATAAAGTAAAGTGGATCCTCACTACACTTAACAAATTCTTCAATCTGCTCTGGTGTCCATTGAACAGCAATATTTGCTCTTTTAAGATTAGGATTTCCTAGATAATGTTCTCTAGTTGTTTGGCTCATCTTTTCTCTTAATTATATCCATTAATTCTTTTGTGCTACCCACAAAAAGATTTTGATTAACTGTTTTGCCTTGAGTTCTTTCAGGATCCATATCAAGTTTCTTTCTATGAAGCTCGATAAGATCTTTGTTTGCATCTGTAATAGTCTTAATTAAATGGCTTATAACTTCAAATGCTCTTGGTTGTTGAGATTGTTTAGCTAATTCGAATAATTCTTCTAATGAATTTTGACCAGTACTAATAGCCATCATAATATTTTCACGTGACCATTCAAAGTCACGTTCATGCTCTGGGGCAGTAGATTGTACTATTTCTTTAGGTTCATACTTGATAACTTCAGTTTCTTGAGGTTCTTCGACATCAAGTTTTAAAACATCTGCTATCTTATTATCAACTGATTGGTTCATCTTCATCATTCACTGGGTTATACTTCTTACCATCTTGGAAAAAAGTTCTTGTTATACCAAATCCAAAATTATCATTTGCTTCAATATCAGCTGTAGCTGTTCCTGTTAATGTAGGAATCACTGTAATCCTTGATGACCTAGATGTATTTGCTATGTCAGTAGAGGTTACAGTACCCGATCCATTTGCGG